TATTAGAAAACAAATATTATGACTAATGAGAAAAAAGAAGCTAACACAAGAACAGCGCATAACCGCTTTAGAGAAGGCACTAACCAATGTTTACATAATGGTTCAGGCTTTGATTAAAGAGGATGTCAATAAAGATAAAGATGGAGTATCAACAAGCTAAAGAAGAGTGCCGAGAGGATGTACTACTCTCACTAAGAGAGGGAATGTTGCTTCTACAAGAAGTTAAGTTCTTGATAGAGTACTTTAAAGATACAGAGCAGTATGAGTGCATACAAGGCGCAATGGAGGCTTATAATGAATATAAAGAAGAATTAGATGGAATTGGAGATAGAATATCTTAAAAGATTAGTAGAAGAAAAGACTGGTGTTAACATAGGTGTTAAGACCAGAAAGAGAGAGGTTGTTTTTGCCAGAAGAATGTATTACAAATTGTTTAGGGAGTTTTACAAGAAAACGTCTCTTCACTCAATAGGACAGACATTACCCTTAAAGCAAGACCATACTACTGTATTGCATCAGATAAATCAATTTGAAATAGACTACGCCCAAGACAGGTTGTTTAGGAAGAAGTTTGATTCAATACGAAATGAATTTTGCGGTCTTGCAGGAGAGCCAGAGATTGATTTTGAGGAAGAGAACATGAGGCTTAAACTAGAGGTGTCTGACTTAAAGAATGACATTGAGAAGCTGAAAGATGATTTGAAGGAAGCTATATCTAATAAAATACAACCGAGAAACCAACAGGCAAAGGTTTATTATGCCTCTGAAGGAATAAGCGGTTCAATATACTAATAAGACATGAAACTAAGTAAGAAAACATTTGTAAGGGCGTATGCCTACTTTAAAGACCAATTAGCTTTGGCACAACAAAAAGAGGATAACGATGATATGATTATGTATTACAATCAACAGATTGACACATTGATGACTAGGTATTACTCACAATGAAAACAGTTAATAGTTTGTCGGGTGGTAAAACATCAAGCTACATAGCAGCTAATTATCCTGCTGACTATGATGTGTTTGCGTTAGTAAGAACTGATGACAAAAACTGTATGTTCCCTGATAAAAAGTTAAGACAAGAAGTAGAGGATAGAATACAAGCACCATTCATAGGTACTTTAGAAGATGATGTGATTATACATACTATGCTTGATTTAGAGCAGTATATAGGTAGAAAGATTACTTGGGTAACAGGAAAGACTTTTGATGAAACCATAATAACCACAAAAAAAGGCACAAAATATCTACCTAACAAAGTAGCGAGATACTGTACAACAGAACTTAAAACAATGCCGATACTGCATTGGATATATAAAGAAGTGGGTAAGCCTGTTATAATGAGGTTTGGATATAGGGCGAATGAAACTAGTAGAGCAAAGACAATGATAACCAAAACAGATGATGATGGTTTTACAAATGTTAAGGCTACTTTTAAGAAAAATAAAAATGGCAGAAACTCTTGGGATACATACAGGTATTGTAAGCCTGAATTTCCTTTAATAGATGACAATATATATAAAGATAACATTGAGCAGTATTGGAAAGATAAAGCTGTTAGATTTGCTTTTATGAATAATTGTGTAGGATGTCATTGGAGAAGCCCTTTATTATTAAAGAAGATGAGCGATATGCACCCTAACAAAATGCAATGGTTTGCTGACCAAGAAACAAATAAGTCAAAATGGAGAAGTGATGTAATGTATAAAGATATTATGAAGTGGAACGCACAAGCAGAACTATTTGATGATGACTTTAACGAATGTGATAGTGGATATTGCGGTCTGTAAATCAGGCACTTAAACACTTCGGTATGAACTTTATTATTTAAATATGCCAAGACCAAAGAAGAGAAGTCTAATATCAGACGAGAAGAAAGCTGAATTAGGAATACCGATTAAGCCAAAGCCAGAACCAAAGGAGACCAAACCACACGTTCCATATTCAGATGGGCGTAGAAACAACGGTGCGATAAAAGGAGTGTCCAGAGGGCAGGGGCGAAAGCCTAAAGCCAAAGAAGCAGACATAAAGAACTTTGCGCTAGGTTCAATGAAGAGAGCCTTTGGAAGCGAGAAGAAAGCTTGGGAGGCACTTGCTGAGATGAGTAAGGATTCCTTTGCACACTTACGCTTACTGTGGGAATACAAGTATGGTAAACCAAAAGAGCAGAAGGATATTAACGTGAAGCAAGAGGTAAACATTCCTGTGATATCTTTCTTGCAACCAGAAGATACTATTGATATTGAAGCAACAGAGATAAAGGATGAGGAAAGTAAATCTTAATCCCAAGTACAATCCTCTGTTCAGAGACTCAAGTAGGTACTTTGTTATTACAGGCGGTAGGGGAAGTGGTAAGTCTTTTGGCGTAAATACATTCTTAGTATTGCTTACTTACGAAACTGGACACCGTATACTGTTTACTCGATATACAATGACTTCGGCATCTATGTCTATTATACCAGAGTTCTTGGAGAAACTTGAACTGATGGGTATAGCAGAGAACTTTACCGTTACAAAGAATGAGATTATAAATAACCTAACAGGAAGCAGCATTCTGTTTAGTGGTATTAAGACTGCGAGTGGAGACCAAACAGCCAAGCTCAAGTCTATTCAAGGCGTTACGACATTTGTCTTGGATGAAGCAGAGGAACTTACAGACGAGGAATCGTTTGAAAAGATAGACTACTCTGTTCGTGCTACTGGGAAGCAGAATCGCTGTATCCTCATTCTAAACCCCACAACTAAACAGCATTGGATATACGAGAGGTTCTTTGAGAATAGAGGTATTATAGACGGTTACAATGGCGTTAAAGAGAACGTGAGCTACATACACACAACCTACCTTGATAACAAGCAACACTTATCTCCATCTTTTGTAGAGCAAGTGGAGGTTATGCAAAAGCGTAGACCAGAGAAGTATAAGCACCAGATATTAGGAGGATGGCTTGAGAAAGCAGAAGGAGTTGTATTTACTCATTGGGAGATTGGAGATTTCAATAATGAGTATGATACGATATTTGGACTTGACTTTGGATTTAGTGTTGACCCATCGGCACTAGTAGAAATAGCAACAGACAAGTTGCGAAAGACTATCTGGATAAAAGAACACTTCTACAAAGCAGGTCTATCTACGTCTAATATATTTGAGATGTGCCGAAGGTATGCAGGAAACAATCTGATTGTATGCGACAATAGTGAGCCTCGACTTATATCAGAGTTAAAGACAAAAGGACTTAAAAACATTACACCTACTATAAAAAAGAAAGGTAGCATCTTATCAGGCATCGCTCTTATGCAGGACTACAATATAATAATCGATAAGGACTCTGTGAATTTAATACGAGAGTTTAACAACTATGCTTGGAAGTTAAAAGGTAGCATACCACGAGATTCTTGGAATCATGCCATTGACGGAAGCCGCTATGCAATTCAATACGCCCTTGAAAGAACTGTGCCGAAGGGTATGTATGTACTGCGCTAAAACACGCCATTTAAGCCCTACTGTATTGGGTTTCACGGCACTTCTCGCAAAAGATGATGTTGAGTACCACTTGAAATTTAAACGCTCTATTTGACGGTTTTAGACGCTTCATTAAACTTATTCAATTCAGTTATTTCAAGCACAGTCGCATTGGCTTTTACAAACTTAAACTTACCAAAGTCAGTACCTTTTTTAACAAACCTACCCTTATTAAAAAAGTCGCTACAACTAATCCATCCCAAAACCCAGCATTTAGAATAATCATTTAGTATTCGCAAGAATAAATAATAATCTGCATTTTGCTTGTGTACATAATCTTCTGAATGAGAATTTACTGTACATAAATAATTTTCCATTGGCTTGAACGAACAGCTAACAGTTTTAACTTCTATTCTATTACCACCTTTAGATATTAAATCATAATCAAAGTTATCATCCACATGACTTAAGCCTAACAAATCCTTTGCTATTTCTTCGCCTAAATAACCTTCAAATATCCTTTTTCTTTCAGACCCATATTTACTTAAATTATTAGATTTCTTAACCACTAAACCAAGCCTATACTTGGCATTATATTTTAAGTAATCATCTACATCAATTTCTATCATTCTCCAGTTCCTTTTGTAAGTTAGCTAACGCCCTCCAAGCTACCTTAGCGGAGTGCCTGATGCCATCGGTATCAATAGTACCTGCTTCAAGTAAGTGCCGAGAAAGAGCATCTAATTCATCTCCTGACTTGCTTCTATCCCACGCCAGAGGTTTGTCTGGATTGTGTTGTTGTTGTCCAGCGTAAGAACACTTTGCGATTTCTCGAATTGCATCGGGAAAATAATTTAATACACCTGTAAAGATTGGTGTCTCCTTCCTTGTGAATTTAATAGGGGTTTCCTCCTCTGTGAATTCAATACCCCCTTCTGTGAATTCAATACCCTGTTGTTCTTGGGGTACGATTTCGATATCCCCTTCTTTGTTCCATTTATACATATATTTGCCTTTAAACATGATACTACAAAGATAGTAAATATTTTACAATTACTTAACATTGGCTTAACATTGGGTAACATTAGGCTTCGTATGTTTGCATTGAACATAAAAATAAATACAAATGGAAAGTGAATACAGAATAATAGAATTACAAAATGGCAATTACATTCAAGTAAAATATGATATTGAGGGTATTGTTTACGATAAGTTCGATAAAAACAATGAGCATATTGAAAGTTTAGGGTATGACCTATATTCAGATATAAATAACATAAAAATAAATATAAATGGAAATACAAATTGAGTTCGGTGGATTTTACGGATTCCACGATGAGTACATTGAAGATAGATGCGACACATTAAGTATTGATACTGATGATGTAAATTGGCATAAAACATTCGTTCAATATAGTGTAGCGTGGGTGCATAGATTTACAGACATGACAGGAATAGAATTGTTTTTTATTGGATTAGACAGTCCACGATATTACAATTATCGCACCGATAATATTATGGCAAAGGTATTGCCTGATGTTGTTCAGCACTTGATGACATATATAAATGATGAATTTAAGGAATGGGCAGACCCACAATTGAAGTCTTATGACGGTTTTATATCATTTTACAATGGTATTGATGACTTAATCGAACGCAGTAAAGATAATGATGATGACAAGGCTATCTTACTCGGAATGATTTGCAATTACTTGATTGAAGTAATGGAGGTAAACGAAGATATTTACGAACTAGAATATGATATAATAGAATTAACAGATAAAACAACAAATAATGAATAACGAAGAAATATATATTGACGAGATAATAACACTATGGTCGAATGAAGATGGTGTGTGCTTGTCGAATGACCATAATACAGTAACAATACGCCCACAGGCATTGTTCGATTGGCTTCCAAGTATTATTGAAGTGACCATGAAGCAAAAGAAAAAAGAAGATGAAGATTTGATTCTGCAATTAAAACATAAGATAAATGAAATGTAAATATATATTGTGGATTGGTGGTATTGATGACCATTACACAGATTTTCAGTCAATGTATGTTGATTACCTTGATTGGATTGCAAGAGGATATAATGACGTTAAAATGGAAATAAATGAAATATAAGGAATACAAAAAAGCATGTCAAGTCTGTTGGCACAATAACCATAAGGATAACTTCTTATGTGAGAACTGTGGATTTGATTTTGATTTGGAAATAGATATAAATGATTTTGGTTTACCAGAAATAAAAATTAAATAGATGATAAGTTTAACAACAGGAATTTTATTTTTACTTACACTTATATTGTTGTCAAGATAAGCAATTCAATACCCCCTTTTATAAATTTAATACCCTATGAATTTAATAGGGGTATGAATTCAATAGGGGGGTGTATGCTTGGATTTCGGCATGTGTAGGGCATGCCCTACATGGTGTAGGGGAAATCTGACATTTTGGTGTTTTGTGTCCATCTTGCAAATGTACATGTACTGAAGTTAACTAAATGTTAAATTTGCCCTTAACAATTACTTAACAATTTCTTAACATTGGCTTAACATTGGAAATAAAAAAACGTTGCATATTTGTACTAACAAAAACAAATATTAACATAAATTCACAACAATGAAAACAAACAACACAAACAACAGAACACGAAAAACAATTGAAACATTCGCTTTAATCATTGCAACAATTTACAGTATTGCAACAGTTATCGGAGTAGCGTATATTTTACTAAACATTGACAAAGTATCATTCAATTTCTAATAACATGAATACACTCGACAAACTAACAAAAAAAGCGGTTCACCTACTTTTATACATTGCTCCGCTATATTTAGCCCTTCGCATTATATTAACACAATAAAACAAAACAAAATGAGAACAGTATTCAACAACACCGAATGTATTCACACATTTGCACAACGGACACAAAACAACGGACGTACTTCAAATAACAACATATTTTTTGAGGGGGATAAAATATATAGTTATGGCTACCACTACGAGTTAGGGCGCTTTTTAGATGATAAAACTATCTTAATAAACGATGAAGGGTACAGCAATAGTACAGCAAAACACATAACGTTATTAATTGGCGCAACCTCCCAATATAAACAATACTACAAAACAAAAACAGATATTAACATAGTTTATAGGGATATAATGTACCTAAAAAAGTTACTATCTAAAGCTCGAAAGCCTGAAATTTATATTAGTCAAATTTATAGTTTGTGGAATTCCTTTAACGAATATATAAACGAGCGCAAAAGAAACGAATTAAGAAAATACAAAGAGTACAAAGATCTTCTTTTATTTGTAGATAGTTTACAAGAAGAAACGAGTATAGAAGATTTGCGCAATTGGGCAAAAGAAGAAGAAAATAAGAAACGAGAAAAGCAAAAAAAGCAATTATCCGAAAGCCTTGCCAAGTTTAGGGCATACGAAAGCAACTATTTTCGTATAGGTAATAACGATTATTTAAGACTATCTAAATGCGCTCAATTCGTTGAAACTTCGCAAGGGGTTAAGATAGACGCCCAAGAGGCTAAACGATATTTAAAGCTGCTTAAAAGCGGTGCAATGATGCGAGGCGCAAAGATAGGAAATTACACTACAATATCATTCGATAAACTTCTTCGCATTGGTTGCCACAATATAAGCAAAGAAGAGATAAATTATATAAATCAATTAATATGAAGACATACGAAAATACACAAATAAACAATTTAGTTTATCCCTGTAATGTATACGGATACAATGTACAATTTACTGACGGATACGGAAATAAAACAAAGTACCTAAAAATAGATGCTAAACAATTGGAACAAATAAAAAACATAATAACAAGATGAAACCAAAACTATATACACAAAGAAACGAATTAACAAAGTACGCATTATGTTGTGGATACGCCCAAACAAGAAACAACAAAACGTTAACGTTTATACATGGAGTTTATAAGGTTGCGTCGTTATATGAGGTTGAGTATTTTGATACATTAAAGCAAGCAAGAAAATATCTATACACAGGTAAAATAAATTAATCATGAACAAAGAAATATTTGAAAATAATCTACGGATAATTAAACAAAGCAAGACAAAACAAAGCAAAGAAATAAACCACCTACAGGATAAAGATTTCATTAAGTGGCTGAATGATAACGGATTAATTAACTGGATAAAATAAAAATAGTATGAAAAGGTATATTTTTTTCCTTCTGTTTCTTACATCATGCATAGACAACAAGGAAACAATAGTATGCGAATGTGTAGAAACAAACGACATAATAATAATAAATGAAGTCATTAAAGATATTGATATTTGCGACAAAGTATGTGAATAGTTTTTTTAGTTTGTTTTGTTAAGAGGGGTTGCATCATGCAGCCCTTTTTTTGTGTCCATACCAAAAGAATTAACAATAAATTAACACAAATTATTTGTGTAGTTAGAAAATTATTTGTATCTTTATAGATAGGACTCTGCCGAGTGTCCACTCGTATGGTATAATATATCCACTCTCTACCTACTTAACCATTTCCACCTGACATCAATGAATTCAATAGGTATGAATTTAATAGGTGGTATAACATCTATTGTTGTGCAATAGAATTGCCTTACAATTCAATACCCATATTTGTGAATCTAATAGGGTATTCGTATATTAGCTATGAATTTAATAGGATGCCAAAGAGAAAGATAAAACACATTCCATTGCATTTGCAAGACACAGATAAAGCTCGTAAAGCTATCTCTTGGGCATTTAGAAGCTATTTAAGAGCATATCCCGTACCAAGTGGAGATATGTATCATATTGTAGTAGATAATGGCGTAAAACGCCTTAAATCGCCTCAAACGTACAAGAAAGAAGAATTGACCGAAGCTATATGGAACATTTACATAAAATACTACGACAACCATTTAGAAAAAGTAGGTTATGAATCATAACTGGTTACTCATGTTATTATATAATACATGTTATATTATTTACTTAGAGTGTATCATGTTAATATACTTTATAAGGCATAACCTTCTTAAGATGCATATTAAGATACGATACATGTTATTACTCTTTAAGATATATATTATATATATGTGCCATAAAGGCAGGTGCGTAATCAATAAGTACACTTAAACAAATAATTATTATTTAGATATGAAAACCATAGAATTAGAATTATCAGTTCCAGCAGCCTTATCAGACATTACGCTTGGGCAATACCAACGATACATGAAAGTGATAGATGATAACGAGGGTGATGACAATGCTGGTGAATTTATAACACTAAAGACTATTGAGATATTTTGTAACATCTCACTAAAGGAAGTACTGAGTATTCCTGCTAAGGATGCCGATAGAGTGCTAACTATAATCAACAAGGCATTTGAAGAGAAGCCTAATCTAATAACTAGGTTTGACTTACTTGGCGTAGATATGGGATTTGAACCCAAGCTAGAGAATATTGCTCTTGGGGCATATATAGACGTTGAAGATAATATATCTGATTGGCAAAGGATGCATAAAGCTATGGCAGCACTTTACAGACCTGTCAACTTTAGTCAGAAAGATAAATACACAGTAGCACCCTATGATGCAAGCGAAGAGGTATCAAACCTTATGAAAGAAATGCCACTAGATGTAGTAATGAGTGCAATGGTTTTTTTTTACGATTTAGGGAAGGAGTTGTTGATAGCTATCCCGAACTATATACAGAACAATCTGACACAGGAGGAGACTTATCAGCTCAAGCAAACTTTGGCGCAAAATGGGGTTGGTATCAATCAATCTACGGACTCGCTGGAGGAGATGTTCTCAAGTTTGATGCAGTTACCGAACTTCCAATATTCAAGTGCCTCAACTTCCTAACCTTTGATAAAGAGAAAAACGAAATAGAAGCAGCAATGATAAAGAAAGCATATAAGAGATGAGAGAGTTTTATGATTTAATGGACAAGATTTACACCTACCTAAATGGTAGTCCAAGTGTAACCACAGTAACCTTTGGCAATATATTCGATGTTGACTTATCTAAACAGACGCTGTTCCCATTGGCACACGTTAACGTGCAGAACGTATCGTTCTCAGAACATACAATGACTTTCTCTATGCAGGTAATCTGTATGGACATTGTAGATGCCTCTAAGGATGATAAACTGGCAACGGACTCAGTTCCGTACAAAGGACTAGATAATAGGGCAGATGTACTAAACACACAACTTACGGTAATCAATGGATTGCAAAGCTCACTTAGAAGAGGTGGTCTTAATGATGTGGACTACGTTCTAACATCAGATGCAACTGCCACACTATTTGAAGATAGATTTGAGAATCTGCTTTCTGGATGGGCATTAGAACTATCTATTGAGATTCCTAATACAGATATGAGACTTATAAATTCAACAGGAGACGGTTGTAGGTAATGGATATTAGATTCAAAAATACAGAGGACTATATAAAATCATTTGCCGAGAGCAAACTGGTTCAGTATTTCCTTGAGTCGTATGAGACTGTAAGAAGCAGGGGATTTGGAGGAAGTTCTCAGGTTCGCTCTAGTGGCGCAGGTGGCGAGTCTTTGAATGTAAAGGTAGAAAACAAAGGTCTTGATATAAACTTATACGGCAATTCTTACCTAGAAGCTGTTGACGAAGGAACAGAACCGTTCTCACCTCCGCCAGAAGCTATAATAAACTGGTTAAAAACAAAGCCAGTTACACTTAAAGACTTTAAGACAGGTGAAGAACTAGATAGAACTCCAGCCAACCTAAGAAGCGTTGCGTACAAAATAGGTGAAGCTATATCACTTAGAGGTATTGCACCAGCAAACTACATAAAAGAAGTTGTAGAAAGAGGTTTTGATGAGATATTAAACGGAATTACAGAACCACTTAGAAAGGATGTAAAAGAAAAACTAGATACAATATTAACAAAAGTAGGTTATGTCAAGAAAGGAGATAACTGGGTATTGAAAACAAAATAGAAAACTATGGCAAAATTATTATTACGTTCACCTCAGTACAAAACTGTGAGTAGTGGAGCTTCTGCAAAGCTAACTATAACTATTGATGGTACGCTTAGATACACAATAATCAAAAACGCTATAAACAGTAGAGTTGTATTTGAAATATCAGAACTGTGTAGGGATTACATAGAACACTCTTTTACTCAATCTAACTCATCAGAAACAATAACCATTACCACACAAAGGTTTTCATATACTGAAGCTAATGGCGGAGGTACAGAAACTTCGTTAGACCCAACCCCAGTCACAGATATAGGATATGATGGCTATGGATTATTTACAGGTAGTGTAAATCCAACAATAGAGTCAGTCACAGGAACAACTTTAGGTACGGCTTTGCAAACCAACACAGATATTTATTTACCTCCTAGTACTGCTTCTTACATACCTGTAAGTTATGGAGATACTAAATTTGAAACGTCAGCCTTAGCAACAGACGGCACAAAATATTATGTTGGCTCGCCTTTAAGGACTTTTACAATACATACAATCTGCGACCCAAAGTTTGGTTCATCTAAGATTACCTTTCTAAATAGATTCGGTGCGTTACAGGAGATGTACTTCTTCCATAAGTCCTCAGAAGATATAACCACGACTAGCGAGAGTTATAA